CCCGGACCTCGGCGCCCTCATCAAGAAGATCCACACCGGCAAGCGCGTCGACACCTCCGTCGTCACCACCCTGCCGGCGGCCAAGTAATCTCACCCACCCAGAAACACACACACCATGGAAAACCCGTTCTCCATCAACTCCGGCGCCGGTTCGGCTCCGGAACTCATCCCCAACGGCACGCTCGCCTGGGCCATCCTCACGGTTGGCGCGGCGAAGCAGTCCAAGTCGTCCGGCGGCACCTACTACCCGGTGACGCTCACGATCGTCGGCGGCGACTACGAGGGCCGCAAGGTCTTCGACATGCTGCCCGACATCAAGGACGACCGCAACGGCGAGAAGTGGCGCAGCATGGGCATCACGTCCATCACCCGCATCTTCGAGTCGTCCGGCTGGTTCAAGCCGTCTGACCCGGCGTCGTACAATGCCTTCGCCGGCAAGGATACGCTCGCCATCATGACCGGCATGGACGGCCAGCGCGTCGCCATCAAGGTCAAGGTCGAGAAGAACACCGACCCGGCGTACGCCGACAAGAACAAGGTCGCCGAGTGGCTGTCCCCGAACCCGGCTTCCAAGTCCGGCTTCAAGGATTACCAGAAGCTGATCGGCGGCCAGCAGGCCGTGGCCGAAGCCCGCTCGCAGGCTTTCGCCGCTCCCGCTCCGTCGGTCGGCAACGCCCCGAACTGGGTGATCAAGCCGCCGGCTGCCGGCAACGCCCCCTTCTAAAGGGGCGTCATCAAGACCCTCGACCTGCCCAACCCACCGATGAGAATGTTGCTGACATTTCATGCACGGTTGTCAGCATCAAGTTGCAAGGCATGCAGGTCGAGCTGGTCTGTTCTTTCTAACAAACAGGGTGAGAGCGGGACGACAACCTGGCCGTCGGTCCAGACACTTCCGTCCACGCTCGCAGGGATGATGCAGCTGTTGGGGCTGCCTCTCTCCCCGCCCCCCTCTTTCAGCGGCCGCCAGTCGCCCGTACCGCTTACGGGTGCAAGGTTTCATAGCCTGGTCGCCGCTCCATTTTACCGAGCGGGAACATTCAGACCTAAAACGCCACAAGTGGCGCCTAATGTTCCCGAGCGGGAAGTAATGCGCCACGAACGGCGCATTACCAAAATCGACACTATCGTATTTTGGTCATGAAGCTCCGACCACGACAGGCGGACTTCGTCCACCGTCTATGCTATGCCCTTGCCGACAAGGGCAACACCCTCGGCGTCGCACCTACCGGCGCCGGCAAGACCGTCATGCTTTCGGCCGCGATCAAGTTCGCCAAGCGTGACGGCACCCCCATGCGTTCGCTGGTCCTCCAGCACCGCGACGAACTGGTCGCCCAGAACCGCGCCACCTACAAGCGGTTCGACCCGGACGCCCAGTCGGACATCTACGCCGCCGACCGCAAGAAGTGGTCCGACGGCGTCACCTTCGCCATGGTGCAGACGCTGTGCCGCGAGGACAACCTAGCCACCATGCCGGCCATGGACCTCGTCGTCATCGACGAGTGCCACCATGTCGCCGCCGACTCCTACCTGCGGATCCTCGACCGGGCCAAGGAACTGAACCCGAAGGTCAAGGTACTCGGCGTCACCGCCACCCCCCAGCGGGCCGACAAGAAAGCCCTCAAGCAGGTCTTCGACAACGTCGCCGACGTCATCTCCATCAAGGAGCTGATCGAGGCCGGCAACCTCGTCCGCCCCCGCGTCTTCGTCATCGACTGCGGCCTGCGGTCCGAGCTGGCGAACGTCCGCAAGACCGTCGCCGACTTCGACATGGCCCAGGTCGAGGCCATCATGGACAAGGACGCCGTGACCAGCAAGGTCATCGCCGAATGGAAGGACAAGGCCGGCACCCGGAAGACCGTCGTCTTCTGCTCGACCGTTGACCACGCCGAGCATGTGACCCAGGCGTTCTGCGACGCCGGCGTGAAGGCCGACATCGTCCACGGCGGGCTGTCCGACAACGCCCGCAAGCGCGCGCTGACCGACTTCGAGAAGGACCGCACCCAGGTGCTGGTCAACGTCGCCGTCCTCACCGAGGGCTACGACTGCCAGACCGTGTCGTGCGTGCTGCTGCTCCGGCCGTGTAGCTACAAGAGTACCATGATCCAGATGATCGGACGCGGCCTGCGTAAGGTCGACCCGGAGAAGCACCCCGGCGTCGTCAAGTCCGACTGCATCGTCCTCGACTTCGGTTACTCCATCCTCACCCACGGGTGCCTCGACACCGAGGTCGTACTCGAGCCGATCAAAGGGGCCGCCAAGCTCAAGCCATGCCCGAGCTGCGGCATGCAGGTACCGCTCGGCGTCGCCATCTGCCCGGCCTGCGACCATATCTTCGACGGCGTCGCCCGCCGGCAGAAGGAAGCCGAGGAACGTGGCGCCCTCGAGAACTTCCAGCTGACCGAGGTCGAGATCCTCGAGATGTCCCCCTTCAAGTGGGAGAACTTCTGGGACGGCGTCATCACCATCGCATCGGCCATGACCGCATGGGCCTGCGTCGTGCAGCACAACGGCAAGCAGTACGCCGTCGGCGGCGACGAGCGGTACACCAGCGCCACCCTGCTGGCCGTGACCGACGACCGGCTCCAGGCCATCGCCACGGCCGACGACTACCTCCGGGAACACGGCGACAAGGATGCCTCCCGAAAATCCAAACGCTGGCTGACCGAGCCTCCGTCCGACATGCAGCTTGTCCGGCTGGGGCTGGACCCCATCTCCGCCATGGGCATGACCAAGTACCGCGCGACCTGTGCGCTGACATGGAAGTGGCATGAGAAGCACGTCAAGGCCAAGGTCCTTGGCATCTGACCTTATGTTCAAACCCGAAACACAACCCGACCCGATCACCGCCCAGATCATCACGATCTTGGACGAAACCCTGCAGGCCAAGGTGGCCGCCCAGGTCCCGCGCCAGTACCTCGGAGCTTCCGCCATCGGCGGCGAGTGCGAGCGTCAGCTGGCCTACTCGTTCCACATGACGCCGAAGGACGAAGGCGCCGGCTTCCGTGGCAACACCCTCCGCATGTTCGACATGGGGCATGACGGCGAGGAACGCATGGCCCAGTACATGAAGCTCGCCGGCTTCGACCTGCAGACGCACACCGAGGACGGCCGGCAGATCGGCATGAGCGACGCCGAAGGCAAGTTCAAGGGACACCTCGACGGCGTCATCCATGGCGGCCCGGCCATCGCCGGCGTCAAGTACCCTATGCTGTGGGAGAACAAGGCCCTCGGGTCGAAGACCTTCTCCGACTTCAAGCGCAACGGGCTGAAGGATTTCAAGCCCACCTACTACGCCCAGGTCCAGATCTACATGGGCTACCACGACCTCGAGTCGTGCCTGTTCACGGCCATCAACCGCGACACCGGCGAGGTCTGGATCGAGATCGTCAAGTTCAACGCCCGCGATTGCCAGGGCTACATCGACCGGGCCGTCCGCATCGTCAAGTCCGGCACCCCCGAGGAGCTTGGCAAGGCCGGCCGAGGGGCCGACGACTTCAAATGCAAGTTCTGCGACTACAAGAAGCGGTGCCACGGCACACCCACGCCGGCCAAGCCCTCGACCGACATCACCCCGGGCTGGCTGCGCTGATCTTTCCCAACCCAACATGAAGATCCACAAAACCGAGAAGAGCCACCTCAAGCAGATGGCTAAAGAGAACCGCAAACAACTGACCGAACGGCTCGAGGAGATGGACGAGTCGACGCTCACCGCCGACGGCTTCGACGCCGCCATCGTGGGCATCACCGACTTCAGCCCCATCCGGGTCGTCTACGAGTACAACACCTGCGTCCGGGTGCTGATGGCCGACGGCATGACCGAGGAGGATGCCATCGAACACATGAACTTCAACGTCACCGGCAGCCACGTCGGGGCGCATACCCCGATCTTTATCCACTCCCTGTGAAGCTCGTCATCAAGCTTCCGGAACACGTCATGGTCCACGCCGAAGCCGAAGCAGCCGCACGCCATGAGGCGTCGCGCGCGGCCGGCATCTGCGACCGCAAGGTCGGCCGGCAATCCGGCCAGGTCACCGACCTGGTCGGGCTGCTCGGGGAGATCGGCTTCGCCCGGCTCTTCGGCATGGAGCGTGACGACACCATCGAGGCACGCTCCGGGTCGGTCGACTTCGTCGCCCCCAACGGGGAGTCCATCGAGGTCAAGGCCAGCCACCACCCCAACCCTCACCTGCTCATCCCGGCCTACCTCATCGGCGGCGTGATGACCACCAAGGAGGACGTCCAGATCTTCGTCCTCATGCACGTCGACTACCACGGCCGGGCCATCGCCTTCATGGGCTGGGCCGGCAGGGGCGAGGTCATCAGACCGGACCGGCTGCAGTACTTCCGCGGCGCCGAGAGGCAGAGCTTCGTCGTCCCGCCGGACGAGCTGCGTCAGTTCGACGCCGAGGTTGCCCGGGCCGTCGCCGAGGATGCGGCCGCCCGTGGCGAGATTGTGGAGTTGACCTAGGACGCCCAACGCCCAGGACTAACATCCCCCAACATGACCGACATCATCCACATCGACCACGACGCCATCGAGTCCCACCTCGAGATGCTCTTCGGCAAGGACGCCAAGGGCTACGTCTGCCTCCGGGGCATCGGCGAGAAAGGCACCACCCGCGAGGGCATCTTCCGTGAGGACATCATCCTCGAGCCGGCGACGCTGGGCTGGGAACGCTTCGTCTCGTCGGTGATCTTCCACGCCACCCGGTGGGGACAGCACGACGTCGCCACCTTCATCGTACCTTGCACCCTCAAGGACGAGCGTGGCACCGCCGAGAACTGCGACGTCTTCAAGACCATCTGCGCCGACTTCGACACCGGCGACACCCAGGCCAAGCTCGACTTCGTCGTGCAGCACTTCGGCCAGCCGGCCATGGTCGTGCTGTCCGGCGGCACCACCGAGGAAGGGGCCGCCAAGCGGCACGCCTACTGGCAGGTCAACGACGTCACCGTTGCCGAGGTCGTAGCCATCCGCGACGCCATCGCACGCAAGGCCGGGGCCGACATCCAGTTCGGGCTGGGCGTCGACGGCAACCCTTACGGCCGCGCGCATCAGCCGATCCGCCTCGCCGGATCGGTGCATGGCAAGAACGGCGTCCGCCGTCCGGTCGTCGTCGAGAGCTTCGCATGGCAGGCCGTCGTCACCAGCCCATGCATCGCCGCCCAGCTCATGCCGGCCAGCGAGTGGGCCATCGTCGAGAAGCCGGCCGACCCCATGACCACGCCGGCCGGACCGGCCGCCGCTGATCTGCTTACCGAGGACATCAAGGCCGGCTCCGAGGGAGCCATCACCCGGTGGTCCGCCTTCAACGGCGTCGCCGGGCATTACATCCACACCGCCCGCATCGGCAAGATGGACCTCGAGCAGGCCCGCCTTGCCACCTACGGGTGGATGCAGGCCCACATGGATCCGCCTTGGCCGGAGGCCCGCTTCAACACCGAGTGGCAGGGCCTGCTGCGTAACGACATCGCCACCCACGGCCCGATGCCCGAGCCGGAGAAGCCTATCCTCGAGCAGGGCCAGGGCTTGGCCGTCTGGGCCGCTCACCGGTGGTCCATGGGCGACCGCCCGTCCCGCCAGTTCCTCGTCGACAAGCTGGTGCTGGCGTCGAAGCACGGCCTGCTCGTCGCCGAAGGCGGCGCCGGCAAAACCTTCCTCATGCTGGACCTAGCCCTCAAGGTGGCGGCCAAGCGTGACGGCGACACATGGGGCGGCATGCCGGTCATGCGTAAGGGTGCCGTCGTCATCCTCACCACCGAGGACGACAAGGACGAGCTGCACATCCGCCTCGCCGACATGGACCCGGACGGCAGCCGCCGGCGTGAGGCCGGTGACGACCTCGTCATCCTGCCCACCATCAACTCCGGCGGATCGTTCTCCCTCGTCGAGAAGGATCCCCGCACGCAGGAGTCCAGGCCGTCCCGCAAGTGGCTCGAGTTCTTCGCCCTGCTCAAGCAGATCCCCAACCTGCAGCTCGTCGTCATCGACACCTTGAACAGCGTCCTGCACGGCGAGGAGAACAGCGCCACCGTCATCAATGAGTTCGCCCGTGTCGCCTCCCAGGTCTGCGGCGAGCTGGGTGCCGCCCTCATCGTGCCGCACCACATCCGCAAGCAGGGCGACGAACCCATCCGCAACGCCGAGATGATGAAGGCCGCGATCCGCGGATCATCCGCCCTGCCGGCGGCCTTCCGCTACGTCCTAGGCATCTGGCATTGCTCCGATTACGACCGACGCATGAAGGGCTTGAACATGGTACCCAAGAAGGGACACATGTGGAAGATGGCCGTCATCAAGGCGAACAACCCGGAGATGTACGACGGCGAGCGTACGCTGTTGCGTACCGAGTCGGGCCTGCTCGTCGACGTCACCGCCAAGGACAAGTTCAACGACGTCAACTTCGTCGAGCGCCGGGAGTGGCTGCTCGCCGCCGTCAAGCTGGCCGCACGCAAGGGCCATCCGTACTCGGCCGAAGGCAAGAACGCCAAGTCCGGATTGTACCGCCGGCGTGGCGAGCTGCCCGCCCTGCTCCGGTCCATCGGCCCAGGCGAGTTCTCTCACATGGTAGAGGAGATGCTCCTCGCCAAGTCACTCGTCGCCGCCGCCGCCAAGGGTGGCAAGGACAAGAAGTGGCTCGACGTCCCGTCCGGTCCGATCGCCAGCGACGAGGCCGGCGCCGAGATCAATGCCGGTGCCTACGACGGGCCGGACTGGGACGAGTACCAGTTCGACAAGGACACCCGAACAATCCTCAAGACGAAATGAACCGCAAGATCCACGACTACCTCAAGCAGGCGGACGACGGCCGGGACAACCTATCCCTCTGGGAGAGGTGCCGGCTGATAGTGCAGAATGGTGTTAAGAAGTACGGGGATAGCGGCGGCCTGCCTGTGTCCGGCACGGGCAGGGCCAGGGCGAAGAAAGATGTTAAGAAAAACGTTGCCAAGAAGAAGAAGTAAGCAAGCGTCGGTGTCCCCAACATGATCACGACACTAGCAACCATGGCCGCATCACTACTCGCACCCATGCCCGACACATGGGTTGACGCCGTCGAACAAGTCGAAAGCTCCGGCCGAGGAGCAGCCACCCCTGCCGGCGACGGAGGTCGCGCGATCGGCCCGTTCCAGTTCTGGCACGCCAGCTGGACCGACTGCTCGGCCGTCCGGAAGAAGCTCGGCCTGCCGGTCTACCCCTACAGCAAGGCGACCGACCCGGTGATCGCCCGGGACTACGCCAAGGTCTGGCTCGCCCATACCCGCCGCCGGCTGCAAGACAAGGTCGGCCGCATGCCCAGCCTCGGCGAGACGTGGCTGGCGTGGAACCTTGGCGTCGCCGGCTACGCCCGGTATAACTACAACATGCAGAACGTCCCCGACTCCAAGTTCATGAAAGCGTTCCGCCTCAACAAGGTCAAATGAGCAACCCCGAAGTCATCGAGTCGCCGATCATCCGACTCCAGAACAGAGGCGCCGTCGTCTTCCGGGGCAAGGTCATGTTCCCGTCTACCGCCGCACGCATCAACGAGTACCGGCCGCACATGCGTCGTCTCGCCGAAGCCGGCATGTGCCTGCCCCAGGCCGCCCGCAAGCTCGGCTTCACGCCGGCGACTGTCCGCCGGTGGGCCATCATCCTCGGCATCAGCTTCACCAAGCAGCGCCGCCGCATGGTCGGCACGTCCTACGACAAGACCGGGTGGGGCGACGTCATCATGGCCGAAGGCAAGGCCGGCGGTACCATGTCCCGGGCCGCCGCCACGCTCGGCGTGCCTGTGTCCAACGTCCACCGGTGGTGCGTGGACAACGACTTCAACTGGAAACAGATCAAGCGAACCATACTCGATGCGAAAAAACAAAACCGATAAGGACCAATGGAAGGGCGGGATCATCATCCGCCACGACACCGAACAGTCCACGCTCAACCAGCAGCAGCTCGCCTTCGTCGACGCCTACGTCGCCAACGGGGGCAACGCCCTGCAGGCGGCCAAGTCCGCCGGCTACGCCGACAACGGCAGCCACCTGCTGCAGAACCACAAGGTCCGGGAGGCGATCGAGCTGAAGCGGGACATGGACATCAAGACCGCCGGCGCCACCAAGGCGTGGGAGGTCATGCAATCCATGATGACCGACCCGGCCGCTCCGGCACAGGTCCGGTTCCAGGCCGCACGCTGGACCCTCGAGGCGTCCGGCCATGGCCTGTCGGCCGTCGCCGCCGCCCTGCAACTGGGCAAGGCCGGCAAGAAGGACCAACATGAGATGTCCCTGTCCGAGCTGGCCGACGTCGTCGAGAAGGGACGCAAGCAACTCGACTCCATGCGGCAGGTCGTCGACGACCTCAAGGCCATGGACGGCGCCGTCGAGATCGACCCGGACGACAAATAACTTTCCCACCATGAGAACCCAACCACCCGAACAGAACCCCGACGACTACGACGAGGTCACCCGGCTGCGCCTGCAGCTGGCCCACACCGAAACCCAGCGAGACGCCTATGCCGCGGCCCTAAAGACCGACGTGAAGATGATCGCCAAGGTCGCCATCTACCAAGCGGCGATCGACGCCGGCAAGGATGCCGACGCCGACACCATCGGCTGCATGGGCGTCGAGCTGGACGACGTCAAGGCCGAGAACGCCCGCCTCCGGGCCGACCTACAGTTGGAGAAGGAGAATGAGGACCGATTGGTTCGTGAATGGCAGAAGGCCAACAACGAGGTCCACGGGCTGAAGGCCCAGGTCGCCGCCTTGATTGATAACCAGACCAGCCTCAAGGCCGAGGTCGAGCGGCTGACGGAACTCAACGCTACTATCGCCCTGCGTTATGACGCTACCAAAAGTATGCTTGATGGGTGTGCAAAAGAGATTGAAGAAATGGAAGCCGAGGTCGAGCGGCTGACCAAGGCAGGGGATGAACTCCACGCCTTCCTTATCAATTACATTGTCGAGAGCCGCATCTCATCGGCATACCTTAACAAACTGGACGATGGCTGGCACGCCGCCAAGGAGGGCAAGCAGTCGTGAGCGAGCCGAAGCGATACCAGCCCGTGGTTCAATGCGTTGAGCCGTCCTACCAAGCCCAAATGATTGAACCCAAAGTGATGGAGTTTTCCGAAGGCGAGTATGTCCTGCACTCCGACTACGCCCGCCTCAAGGCCGAGGTCGAGCGGCTGACTAATCTTAAATCTGGGGCTGACTATTTTAAAGCCGAGGAGGGCAAGCCGGCCGAATGATCTACGAGTTCCGCAACCCCATGCCGGTCGAGACGCCGCTGGGATATGGCATGCTGGTCTACGTCCGGGACGGCGGCACGTTCAGCAATGACGTGTTCGCCGTGGTGCTGGACGTGGACGGCGGCCTGCGTCACATGACCTCGGACCAGTTCACGTTCGTCCGCAATGACACCTTCGGCATCCGGGAGGAGCGGTCGGACAGATGAAGCTCGAGTTCGAGATCGAGCATGAGGGCGAGACTTACTGGGTCGAGGTCGAGTTCGAGACGACC